CGTAAAAGGTGGTCTTTCACTAGATCCGTCAAAAAAAGACGATATTTTTACCTCATCAGAATGCTGGATCGGTGAATTAGCGGAACTTGATGCGACTTTTCGAAAAGCAGATATTGCCAGATTAAAATCTCATGTTTCAAATGACGTGGATACTGTGAGAAGACCTCATGCAGTACGCAATAGTCGGATGGCAAGACGAAGTGTTTTAGCGGCAACGGTTAATGAACCAAGATTTTTAGTCGATGTAACTGGCAATAGAAGGTGGTGGACTATAAGCATTACAGAACCAATAAATACACGTCATGGCTTAGATATGCAACAGGTTTGGCGAGCTATATATGAGTTATGGAAGGAAGGGGAATCGCCAATTTTATTGTTAAATGAGCTTGAACAATTAAATTCATTAAACAAGGAATTTGAATATTTAGATCCATTTGAATTAAAACTGGATGAATATTTTGATGACGATTGGAATGATCGAATATGGATGAATGCAACTGAAGTTCTCTCAATTATTGGATATAACAATCCAACTAAAGCACAAACAACTCACATGGGAAATATTTTAATGAAAAGAGGATATCAAAAAGGAAAAGGAAGAAAAAGATATAACTACTTTATGCCGAGAATGATACCGCAATGTGAGACCTAATGTGAGACCTTGTGAGACCTATATTTTTGAGGTCTCACACTTATAACCCAGACTCAGCAAGTTATGTGAGACCTGTGAGACCTGTGAGACTATATTATAATAATAATAATAATAATATATGTATGTATATATATAGCACACAGATTTACAGGATAAATGCAAAATAGGTCTCACGGTCTCACAGGTCTCACGAAGTCGCGCCAGTATTGGCTTGTAGAGGTGAGACCTGTGGTGAGACCTATGCGCGAGGTCTCACCAAAACAGTAACTATCAACAATAAATAGGCAATAATATGAAATATAAAACAGAAGTTACCGGAGAAGGACATGGATCAATTCACGTATGGAGGCAAAAGAAATTCACAGGAGAAAATGAAAACAGAATTTTGCGTTATTCAACTTGGAAATGTAGAAAATGTTTTGTTACGTTCAATCATATGTATAATTATATACCAGATATATTTACTGCTATGAAAGCGTGTAATGTTCCAGATACCTGTTCACGTGCAGATCGCGAGACTAGGTTTCTAGTAACCGGATTAGGTTTTCATGATGTTTACTAAATGACCTTCCAATCCCACTGCTCGTCGCTAGGAATACAACTCCTACGCGACGACATAAAATTTATTAAATCCCAACTGTTGCATATTCCGCAACAGTTGCACAAACGCATACTCACAGAATACAGCGAGAAATTCTTGCAAGGCATTCAATCCACTGATATCGTTTATCGTCAGCAAAACATTGGCAGACGGAACGCAAATACATTCATTCGGGAGTTGGTTGAAAATGGTAAATACCGGTAACGTGAAATGGTTCAATGAAGAAAAAGGTTTTGGGTTTATAACCCCAGAAGATGGCGGAAAAGATGTTTTTGTTCACTTTCGCTCAATCGTCAGTGAAGGATTCAAAACTCTAAAAGAAAACGACAGAGTTGAATTTAAAAATGTTCCTAGCGCTAAGGGAATGACGGCAGAAGACGTTCGTGTTATTTCTGATGCGCAGTAGCTGTTTTGTATTGCGTGCCTTGTAGGTGCCTTAAAATCGGTTTTATCCGTATGTCATGATTTATGGGAGGCCGGAGATAAGTTCGCCACTTATTCGGGGATATCCCTCCCACCCTTGTTATGCCCCAATAAGTTAACAAGCCAACTTTGAGATGATGAAGACATGTTGCCCGCACTCAAAAACCTTGTTAATTACCGCGAAAGAGGCGGCGGCATCGTTGGGGCGCCATTTATTGATTGGTGACAATCGGCACTGTTGGGTAAATGCTATGTAGGCGTAGAAGTGTCCGTAGACAGCGACCCGCACGATACGGTTTTCAAGGAACTACCCCTCTACTTTTCCGGTGTTCTTATCCACTCCGCGATTGTCATATTCAGTGCCCCGTATCGTGGGGCTAACGCTTTGGAAGACTATAGCTTCATTGTAGGAATTTGGTCTTTTGGAACTGGCTGTGGCTTTGCTTCCGGCGTGCATGGCATCGATACTACATGCTTAACCTCTAACTTGAAAAGTACCTCGTCCAAGTAGTCTTTGAAAAACGGTAAATCGTTTCCACTTGGTCGGTTTGGTATTCGTTTTGTTCTCTTTAGCATTTTTTCCTCTTTAAGTTTATGTAAAGTGTTGCTAATTGCCTGCTAACTATATCCCAGTCAGGATCGGAAAATCGCCAGCTTTTCGTAAAACCGTCAACCAAGATGATTGGATCAGGCCTAGTAGGCGCTGTTGACATGCCTATTCTTGTCGGATAACCAAGAGCGGTCATCGCGTTGCATTGTTGAGTGACAAGATCGTATTGTATTTTTGTAGGCATTTTATGTCATCCTCTGATAAATGTTTCGGTAACGTCCAGCCTGATTTACGACGAAAGTAAACTTCCTCACGGTCAATTTCTGTATCTTTTGGTGCCTCGAATCCCAGTTTTACCTGGCCTGTCACTCTGTCCACATTCATCACCAAGACTATTATTTCGTCGTTTATATATACCTTCTGCCCAGTGTATCTGGTTAGCTTCAACATTATGGACGCACTCCAACTATATTTGCATCATCATCTGATTTTAATGCATCAAAAAATGATGGTCGTCCACTGGCTCTAGTTGGGTTCTCTGGTTCGCTTAGTCTGCTTCGGATGTTTTTAATATCTTGGATTAATCCGTTAAGCTTCATCTCTATAATGTTTAAGTACTCTGCTAGTTCTGGGTTCATTCTAGTTGCTCCTCAATTTCTTTTCTGATGGTGTATAGCATATTGGTGAATTCTGCTAGTTGTAGCTCTATAGATTCCAGTTTGTCTAGGATTTCTTGTTTAGTCATGGTCTTCATATCCTGGTGATATATCGTATTCAGCGCATGGGCCCTCTCTTTCACTATCCAATCGCCCTATCATGTGTTCCGATGCGATTACTGCTTCGGATTCTGTTTCGTACCAGTCTGGTGACTCATAGTCGTAATCATCTATGTAGTAGACGTAACCAGTTTTATATTCTTCATGGTCTCCGTGCGTATATTCGTGTACCTCTGTTGTTTCTACTTTGTATTTTACGCTGTCATATTCTCTCATGAATCTTGTCTCACATAGTCTTCAATTGCTTGGTTGTATGAGCGCCACATTAGTTCTAATATAGATTCAATACTGCGCTCATATACACTGTGATTCATCCGGCTTATTATTGGGCAATCGTCTGCCCAGCACTGGCCTAATTCTTTAAATTCTTTTTCACTTTGCATTATTTAATTCCTCATACATAAAATCACTAATAATATTTAAGGCGCAATTAAGGCCGTTAATTTTTCCTATGTCCAAATCGTCGCCTCTTGTGGATTCAATAGTTTCTATGATTACTATTTTTTCTTGTATGCGCGTTGCTATTTCTTTCGTGTATTTTTCTATATTCCACGCCTGCGCTAGTTCTTTGAATTCTTTTTCTGTTTGCATTATTCGATTTCCTTTTTAATTTTTCCGTCTTGGTCTTCAATTAACGTTGTTTTTATGTGGTTTGTATCTAGTCCGTTTTCGCTAGTATCTTCATATCTCAGTATTTGCCAATATTTTGTACTATAGCCCTCTGCCTCAAAGTCATTTACAAATGCGCGCGCTGCGCAGAGCTTTCTAAAAATACGGGTAAACATTGCATTATGGCGTTCGCTCACACCATGATTTACTATAAAATATACCACTTTCATTTCATTCCCCTGTTTAGCCTAGCGCATTACGCGCTAAGCAATTCAACTTTGATTATGATTCCACTTTTTGCGATTAGTTTTACATTGATGTTTAATTCTTTGAGCCAACGATTAGCACTTCTTAGGTCACATGATCCTGATTCGTAGCCTTCGATGTATAGGTTGATTATTTCTTGGTTTGTCATTTTTTCCATCCTAGTTTTATTCACCTCAGCCCTGCGCCTCGGTATGTTTGTTATTATACGCTGATTATTTTATATGTCAAGTATTTGATATAAATTAATTGAACTGGCCTTTATCTATCTCAACCGGATCAGGTATGCAAAAATGTGTAATATGTCTTTCAGTACAGGTATCACGATCAAACTGCATAAAATAGTTTTCACCATCAGAAATTACTTCACCCGTTTGAAACGTTATTTCTCCATCATTGTTTTTAATTCTAAGTATTAAAGCTGTATTTTGTGGCATCTCGTATTGTTTTATATTTAACCATTTCATGAATTAATCTCCGTAATATGAATAATTATATTTTGTTGGTTTTTCTCTAGCAGCTTCCTGTATTAATTCATCATAAATCTGTTTAGCTAATTCAGGCGTCATTTCTAATTCTTTGTTTTGGATTTTTTGCATTATTTGTTCTGCGTTCATTCTATTTCTTCCTTTGTTTCTCAATCCGCCCTGCGCGTCTTGTTGATGATAGTATACCAAGTACTTGGGATATGTCAACACTTATTTGACATTATTTCAAAGCATCGTTATATTTAATTCATTAATTGTGGATAACTAAATCTTATCCCCAGAATTTGTGGATAACTCATGACTGACTTAGAACAATATTTAAAAGATTTACGCAAAAGGCTCGATGATACTCGTCTCTGGCTAGATGAAGTGAAGGTTAAATATGGACTCTAAACGCTGCCCAACATGCGTAGGCTCTGGTGAAATCATGGGCGGTGGTTTTATGATGAAAGACTGTCCTTTATGCGATGGTCTTGGTAAGATATATGATAAGCCAGTTGTTAAGGCTCAAACGGTGGTAATCGATAGACGCTCTAAGTCTTATAAAGAGTCGATTGCTAAAATAATGGCTTCTGAGGATATTTCACGCGAAAAGGCAGTGGAAATATTTGATGAAGAGTATGCTAAAATATAGGTGCGGCAATGGCAGCTGGTCGACCTACTAAATATACCCCAGAATTAGGCAAGCTTATTTGCGAAAGAGTTGCCACCAATCCTGTTGGTCTTGAAACTCTTTTAACTCTCTATTCTGACATGCCAGAACACTCAACAATTAAAGCTTGGCGCAAACAACATTCAGAATTTTCTGCTTGGTATTTAGAGGCCAAATCGTTCCAATCTCAACTACTTGTTGAAGAAATAGACGATATGATTGATTGCGGGATAAGGTATATTACAGATGACAAAGGCCAAGAAAGAATCGATCCGCCCTCTGCTAGCTTGCTTATTGCCAAGATTAACAATCGCAAGTGGACTGCCGCGCGTTTAGCTCCTAAAATCTACGGCGACAAACAAATCATAGAGCAAACTACATCTGAGAATGAATCATTAAAAGCAGAGCTTGCAGCCTTGAGAGCGCAGTTGGACGAGAAGAATAAAAGCAGTTATTGAGTAAATCTTTTTCGCCAGCGTGCCGCTGTATGTCGTTCAATTCCCAGTAAATTGGCAGCTTTCATTATTGGAATATCTGGGTTCATAATTATTTGTTTGTGTTCTTCGGATATTTTATTGTATTTGTATAAACTGTTATCTATTTTTTCCCCTCCAGTATGTTCTTTCCAGTTGTTTCCTAATGTTACTTGAGCTATACATGAAGTGGTTAAATTGAATTTCTTAGCTATCTCTGGGGCTTTCATTCCAGCTTTTGATAAAGCATAAATTTCTTTGGCTATTTCTGGATTAATAATCGCTCCTGGTCTATTTATTCCCATGGGAAAAGTGCCGTGACGTTTAGCATCACTTATATTTTGTGAGCGCGTGCCATAATACAGGTTTGATATGTTATTGTTTTGTGGATTTCCATCTATATGACAACATTCTTTGTCAGAAGGTCTTTCTCCTACAAATGCAAGTAAAACTAATGTATGGATCATTCTATAAGAAATTTTACTGTTTTTGGATAAGCTTACCCTTAAATGTCCTGTTGGTTGTACAGAGGCCTTTAAAATCTTTTCGGGAACAATATAACTTTGTTGTCTTAATCCATCTTTGGTTGAAGCATTTATTATTCTTTTTTTACTCCTAACTATTCCAGTATTTGAAACGGAATATAATCCTTTCCACCCAGGAACATCTTTCCATATTTCTTGATCAGTCATGTTAAATAGCCTATTATGGTTTGATATTAATTAAACTATACCACAAGCCTAATATGATCGATATAGAAAAGGAAGAATTAGCATCAAAGTTAAAGGGTTCTTTATTCGAGTTTACGCGTACGTTTTATCCTTTATTGACTGGTCGGGAATTTATAATATCCAATCCAGTAGGAAGAGAGCCGCATATAGTTACGATATGTCGCGCGTTAACTCGTGTGGCGCGAATGGAAATTCCAAGCAATCGACTGGTAATTTCAGTGCCTCCAGGTCATGGCAAAAGTACCATGATGATTATGTGGGTGGCTTGGACTTTAGCAAGTTATCCTGATTCAAAGTATTTATACATAAGTTATTCATCTTCGCTTGCTGCTAAACACACTGAGACAATTAAGCGTGTCATTTCCCTGGCTCATTATAGATATTTATTTGATGTATCTATACGTCATGATTCAAGAGGAAAGGAATTTTTTCAAACTACTGCTGGTGGAGCGGTTGCAGCATTTGGCTCTAGCGGGAGTATAGTTGGTACGGATGGTGGTTTGCCGGGCCTTAATCGATTTTCAGGGGCTGTTATTTTAGACGACATGTTGAAAGTAGATGAAGCACATTCGGAGACTATTAGAAATTCTATTATTAGCAATTACCGAGAAACAATACAACAACGGGCGCGGGGTATAAACGTTCCTTTTGTATCAATCGGGCAACGTGTTCATGAGGCAGATTTATCGGCTTATTTATTATCTGGTGATGATGGGTATGAATGGGAGCACGTAAAGCTTCAATCCATTGATGAAGCAGGGAACGCACTCTACCCGGAAGCCTTCCCGCTAGAAATGTTACGTATAAAGCAGGAGAGAGACCCGTATGTATTTTCTTCACAAATGCAACAAGAACCAGTTCCTGCTGGAGGCGCACTATTCAAGCCTGAATGGTTTGCTTTACTCGACTTCGAACCAGAAATACTTCAAACATTCATCACCGCTGATACTGCGGAAACCGATAAATCTTACAATGATGCTACAGTGTTTAGTTTTTGGGGTGTATATGAAATCGAAACCATGGGACGGAAAACCGGGGAGTTTGGGTTGCATTGGATAGACTGTGCAGAGATACGCATAGAGCCTAAAGATTTACGTGATGCGTTCTTAGACTTCTGGCAAGATTGCATGATTCACAAAGTGCCTCCATTGCTGGCAGCCATAGAGAAGAAGTCAACGGGCGTCACATTGCTATCAGTAATCAAGGAAATGCGCGGCATTCAAGTGCGGGATATTGAACGCAATCGTTCGTCTGGAAGCAAGGCCGCAAGATTCTTACAATGTCAACCTCATGTCGCCGCGAGAAAAATATCATTCACCGAAGGCGCAAGACATGTTGATATGTGTATTAAACACATGGTTAAAATAACAGCCAATGATACACATAGACATGACGATATTGCGGACACTTGCGCAGACGCAATCAAGATAGCTCTTATTGACAAAACTTTAATTCACACTACACTTAATAAAACAGATTATAATCAAATCGCCCGTAGCTTAACCCATCAACATAATAAAGTCGGTAAATTACGGGATTCAGCATACAAACGTTGAGGGCATACGCAGTGAAGCCAGTCGCCGACCGTTATCAATCAAGCCTATCACGTATTAAAACATCCGTTCGTCAATCGCATGATTACTTTATAGAAAACTATGATCGTTATAATGAATTCACCCGCTTTGTTTGTGAAAGCAATCTTACAGGCGACGAAGTTACATTGCTGCAAACTATGGGCAGACCACAATTAGAGTTCAATACGCTTGCCAGTCGAGTAGCGAGATTGCTTGGTGAATTCAGCAAGCAAGAACCAGATATAATGGTGACGGCAGATGATCAGGAAAAAGTTGATGTTATTACATTAAAGGTTGTAGAGCAGCATCTACGCCATGTACTGCTTGATATCGATAATCATCACACACGCTATAATGTCATGAAAGACTTGCTGGTAGGCGGCTTTAGTGTATTGAAGGTTTATACTGATTACGCCTCTTCAATGTCGATGGATCAAGTAATCAAATTCGATCGGGCCGAACCCACACTTTGCGTATTCGATAAGCTCGCACGCTTCCCGCATAAAGGCGATGGCATGTACTGCGCTGAACTATTCCCGAAAAGCAAAGAGGAATTCGAAGCAGAATACCCAGATGTTTCTTTGTCAACCGTATCATTCAAACGTAACTTTGCAGGCTTCCAATGGTCATATATCAACGATAATTCAGAGATACTTCTAGTCGCTGATTATTACGAAAAGAAAAAGCAAGAGAAAACTATCGTTCAAGTTCGTGACGGCAAAGTTATGACGAAAGAAGAATATAATAAGATGGTTAATGAATGGGATGATTTAACTGTTCCCCCATCAATTGTCGGTAAGCCACGAAAAACCATGATTGATAAAATAGTCCGTTATCGAGTAATAGAAAACCAGGTGCTTGAATATGAGGAAACTGATTACGATATGTTGCCTTTGGTTTTTGTCGATGGCTCTAGTTCTATGGTACGCACTCCTAAGAATGGAAATATCAAGCAGGTGTGTTTACCCTACGTTTATCATGCAAAAGGTGCGCAAAGGCTTAAAAACTTTGCAGGTATTGCTCTTGCTAACGAGATTGAAAATCAGGTTCAGCATAAAGTCATGGTTGCTAAAGAGGCATTACCGAAAGAAGAAGGCTGGCTAGAGGCATACAAAGACGTTCAGAAAGCTAGTAACTATGTATTCAATGCATTCTATGAAGAGAATCCAGATCAAGCTATTCCTAATCCAATAAGAGAGGTTCAACGCGTTCCTGCTCCCCCTGAAATAGTACAGGCGTTTACTGGTGCTGATTCACTCATGGAGCAAATACTAGGTTCTTATGATGCTTCTCTCGGAATTAATAATAATCAACTCTCTGGTGTGGCAATTGTTGAAGGAGCTACTCAATCAAACAGTGCTGCTATGCCGTATGTTGTTGGATTCATGCAGGGTTTACAGCGCGCTTCGCAAATTTATGTTGATTTACTTCCTAAATACTACACTACTCCTCGTACTATCCCAATAATGGACGAAGAAGGAAAACGTAACTTTGTGAAGATTAATCAAGAGCAAGGATTGCCATTTGACTTTGATACAGATGCTTTAAATGTTGTAGTTAAAGCTGGCGCAAGTTTCCAAGTGCAGAAAGCACGTACTATTGGCATGATTAAAGAAGTGATGCAAATGAGTCCTCAAGTTGCTGAGTTCATTGGCACTAAAGGCATTAACTTTGTTCTGGATAACGTCGAAGGTCGTGGAGTTGAACAGTTGAAGCAGTCTGTTGATGAATTCCAGAAAGAACAAGAGCAAATGAAACAACAAGCTATGCAAGCACAACAACAAGAAGCTCAAAATAATCCGGCCATGATGAAGATGCATATTGATATGGAAAAACTTAAGATGGAAGCGCAGAAGAACCAAGCGCAGTTTGAAGTTGATATGACAAAGATTGAAGCTGAAAAACTCAAGGTTCATGCTCAGGTTCATATGAATGAAATAAATGCAAGCGTTGGATTGGTTCGGGCTCGTACAGAAAAATCGGTTCATGAGATTGATGCTCATTTAAAGCAGCATGATCAAGAACATCGCCACATGAAAGAAGCAATAGAAGTCCATCACAAAGGACTAGAAACATATCATAAGATTAGTCAAAAGGGGAAAGAGCATGGCAAAACCAACGTGGAATGACATAATTTCTGAAAAGCCAAGTGAACTTATGAAGCACTACAAGCTTGACGAAAAGGCGATGGGCAGAGTTGTGCGTGATCATAGCAATGATATC